AGCTTTACGGTCAGGTGAAGGGATGTGTGAGTCGCCTAGATCTTTAGCTAATTGCTTAGAACGCTGGAAGCGGATTTCTTGGGTGAGTACTTCCCAAACGTTCGGATATTCCTTTTGGAAATTTGCCACATCTAAAGGCGTCTTAACTCCGTCTTTAACTTTGTAAAGAACTGAGCCATTAGCATTAGATGCGTACACTTGCCAGCCAATGCGGACAGAGTAGAGACCCTTATCATCACGGCCTAAAAATGACTTGTAGCCGTCAGGATGTTTTTTGAAATTAGACATGTTCAGCCTCCTTACATTCGCATGTACCAACAAAGGCATACGTAAGCGGGCTAGGAGCATCAACAGGTGAGACGTCCTTAATATTTAAAGGAATAATTTCTTTGCGATATTTAACTAAAACCACATCACCTTCACGGCAATTGACAATTCCTTCTCTTGAAGAAAAACGTGCAGATTTAGAAGATTGGGTTACTCTGCAAAATGAAACCTCATCACCAGCTTTGATTTTTGAACGGTCAACAGGAATCATCTTCTTGCAAGTAGGGCAGTTATAATCTTTCATTAGGCTGCCTCCAACCATTTATTACGGTCGATATAGCCCGCTAATAAAATATTTATGTTTTTATGGTCGTCATGATTGGTGAAATCATTCCAAGGTTTGCCGCTTAAGTCAGTTACTGACTCAATAGCAAGGTTAGTAATTTCAGCCGCTGTAAAATCAGATCCAGCTACACCATAGCTATCAGCTACGCCGTCAAAATCGAAGCTTACGTTTAATTTGAAGCCGTCTATGCGGATAACAGCTACACCAGTTTTTTCACCAGTTTGCTTAATTCCTAAGAGTTCATATTCAGAAGCAACTACTTGTTTGCTTTCATATGAGTAATTAGAAGGGACGCTAGAATTAGCAGTTCGATATTCACAAGAACTCAAGGCTACAAGTACAGCAATTGCTGTAACTCCAGTTATCTTATGCTTGTTTGAAAAGGTTTTTACGTTCATAATTGATCTCGCATGTTTGTGTCATGTAAAGCACATCGGGAGGTAACGGTTTCGATGTGCTTTTTATTGCTTGTGAGATAAAGCATACTTAACAATAATATTTAAGTAAAGTAGGGTTAACAAATATTTTGTAAAATAAACTTTATTTTGTTTTAATAGACAAAAGAAAACCCACCGTGGTGGTGGGTTGGTCGCTGATTTAACCTGACAAAGGTATTTTTATGAAATTAGATCAGATACTAAATATGCAAATGTTTATTAGCATGGTAACAATACTTGTGAATATTGCCATTTGGTTCACATTTTAAAGAGAGTTCTTATGTGTGAAATAAAGTTGACGAGAGCTGGTCTGTTAATTAGCTTAATACCTCTAATCACCTCAATTGCTTTACTTGTTAAGAGGGTGCTACTGGTGGATATGTCATGAAAATCAAAAACAAACGTATAGTAAATTTTGTGCTTAGTTTTATCTCAATGTGCTCTGTTATCGTTACTCTCATTTTAGTATTGCAACAACACCAGTGACTGCAGCAATTAAGGCCAGCAGCACCCCAACATAAGCAGTCCAATGCGGTTTGCTGGATTTTTTAATCTGTCTTGATGTCAATTCATAGCTTATAGCTTGTAGAAGTGGTGCTGGGATAATTCCGCTTCGGCCTTCACCGCTTAAAAGCATCATTAACTCGTCATCTGAAAGTTGCTTGATTTCTTCTAGCGTTAATTTAACTTTGGGAGGCCTATATTTTTTAGCGGAATCAGGAATAACTACTTTAGGTATCTTATACATATATTCTCTACCGATATGGTTTAAAGCACTGTGTCGGGTCACGGTTTCAATTAAACAAAAAGCTGAATCCGCTTAAATTCTTTATTAGCCTCAATATGACTTCTATAAAATTTATCTTTATCTTCTGAATCAACAAACTCTTTGAATGTGGTTGCTTCAAGAAGTCTGTAAATAAACCTTTCACCTGTTCTAAGCACTACCGTCAATAAGAAGTGTTGATAAAGAACATGGCTGATATTGCGGGAATTAATTTCTATTTTTTGCATATTCTGGATTCCCTTTTATATCCTTAAGATCACCCTATACCGAGTCCTAATCTTTTTAATTAAATTTCTTGCTGACCTGAAAATTCAATTCTTGAAAGAAAGTCAATTGGTAGAGCTATTTGCTCTCCTGTGATGGTTTCAAAATGAATCCAAATTGCAGATGCTTCATTCTCAAAATTAATACTGGTTAGCTTCACCAGGTTGTAAGGCTCTGCTGTACCAGTCATTATTATATTAAAGCGACAATTTTCCTCACGAACATACGAGATGAGCATTTGGTGTATTGCCATTTGCTCAGCGCTTGTTAGACGCCTGTATTCGTAAAGTTCTGGTGGTATATATTTTTTATTCATTACCAGTCTCACCTGATTAACTTCTTCTTATTTACCTTTTCAAGTGCTGTACTTTTCTAAAAAATCATCAACCCAGCCTTGTGCTTGATCCAAATTGCTTATATCGGTTAGCTTTAGATTAGTTTCTTCTGCTTCATTAAAACCTTCAATAATGGCTTCAAAGATATTTGCTTCATTAATGACCTCGCGTGCCATTTCCCTGGCGTCATAACTTTGCTTGGCTTTCTTGAGTGAGGCTATTTGTTTTTCAACACCTTCACCAATTTTACCTAATGCTAATTTGAACTCTTGGCGATTAATCGTTAGCGCTGTTTTGGATTTATTAAGTGATGCGATCATAACACTCTCTTTTCTCTAAAAATTAATTACTCAGTTCGTCTAAATTTCACCATCATAAGAATGAGAAACATATTTACCAATGATGCCAATATGTTCCAAGTCTTGCGGCTCAACGATCTCTCTTTCATAGCTAGGATTATCACTATCAATGATCAAGGCTCCGTCATATCTACGAGATAATCTTTTGATTTTTAGTTCATCACCATACCTGATCGCATATACCTTTCTGTTCTGAACTTGCTCTAGGTTGTTGATAGACTTGTCAATAATTACAACGCTGCCGCTTGGTATCCTTGGTTCCATACTGTCGCCATCTAAATCAACCTCTACAAGATTTTTAGGCGACACTCTTTTCTTGTGAAACCACTCTAAGCGTTGTGCACATCCAGTCATCTTAGGCGTTGGCTCAAATTCAACTAGCCGACCATTGCCAGCGGAAAACTTAACATCTACGTGTGGAATAATCATAAAGGAATCAGGATCTAAATCATCTGGTGCTTCCCAAGCCATAACTGGTCTGTAAAGGGAATTGTTTTTGTTTTCCAAATTCACATCATCCAGCATTTGAGAGTCTAAACCATTTAGCCACCTATGATTCACACCTAAAAATTTAGCAGCTTTTTCAGCATTGCTTTGCTCAAGTGTTTGTACATTTTTATCAATCCAATCAGATACAGCTGGTCTACTTACACCGCAAAAATCTGCCAAGTGAGCTTTAACGAACCGTTTTCCGGTTGCTTCCTCGTAGTGTTTGATGGCTAACCTAAATCTCTCTTGAAGTGTGCTCATTGTATTTCAACCTTACAAAGTAAAGCTAGCTTAACGATGATTAAATTAAGTGTGCTTGATAATAAAAATAAATTATGATTAACTGTACTTAACATTTTGTATGTCGGATTCCAATATGGAAGTTCTTATCAAAACAGAAGATGCAATTGATGCTTACAAAGGTGCGGCAAATCTCGCAAGGTCTTTAGGGGTTTCAAGAGCTGCAATCAGTCAATGGGGGGAATATGTTCCAGAGGTTTCGGCTCGAGGTTTGGTGATACTCCAGCCGAGCATTCCACACATTATTAAAAAGCCTTCGGTGACTTAAAAAATCAGGAGAAACCATGACCAAACAAAAGCCAAGTGCAAAAAAGACGGTGTGCATGCCGACACATTTATCCGAGCCTGTAGCGGAGCATGTGACGAGGGAAGCGTATGAGCGAGGCTGGTCTAATAGCCAGTATTTAAGATGGTTAGCCATTCTGGATATGAAGCGTTGTGAAGATGACAAGAATCTTATGTCACAGGTATCTGGAATACCCAGAGAACGTTTTGATTTATATGAACAAAGAAAACAATCTGTTCGGAGAGAACGCAATAAAAAAGCCTGATGGTCAAGATCAGGCTTCTTAATTCACAAATTTAGGAACCCATGAATATGCAAACTAATTTATCAAATCAAACGTCCAAACACAACTTACAAGAGTTTTTAGTGGGTGACGTTGTTGTACTTACTGAAGAGTGCCGTACTTTCAAATCAAATGATTTGTTTGAAGTTAAAAATAAAACTTTGACTAGGTTGTGGACTATCAAATCGGAGAATCATTTGATTCTGGTTTCATCAAAAGAAATCCGTACAGCAACAGTAGCAGAGCTCAACGCTAAACGCCGCCTAACAAAAGCTGAGCAAGCATTAGCGGAGGTGTCATGAGTGCCTTTGAACAACAACAAAAGCATATTCAATCCTGGCATGAACCAGCATTAAGAACTTTGTCTGGTTTGTTGAAAAAACGGAAGGAAAATTTAGCCCGCCAAAACCGTGACGAAAAAAATGCTGCTGTAACACGTGATGAATTCATGCAGGCTTTGGTTGACGAGCATGGAAAACATGGGATTTATCTTATTCATGCTGGCCCGATCATCTCAAGTTTATATCGAGCTAAACGGATCCGCTATTTGGGTAGCACATTCATTCAGTTGAATGAAGAGGGGGATAAATGAGTCTAGATGCAACAGTTTGGGCTTGGAAAACCCGTCAAAAACAAAAGGTGGGTGGAGCATTAAAACCACTCAAAAAATTAGTCCTTCTTTCACTAGCCGATCGAGCTGGTGAAACACATGAATGCTATCCAAGTATTGCTCGTTTAGTTGATGACACGGAAATGGACCGTAAGACCGTTTTAAAAATCATTGATGAGTTAATTGAAGACGGATTTATTATCGATACTGGTAAGCGCGAAGGTAAAACTAAGCAGGTAAAAGTCTATCTTTTGATCGGAGTTAAAGGTCGGGAAACAGTACCAACAAAGGTACACTTTGACACTGAAAATGATGATTTAAACAGTACCAACAATGGAACAGTTCCAACAACGGAACAGTTCCAACAATTCCATGAAAGAGTCCCAACAATTCCGTTAAACAGTCCCAACGTTGGGACACGGAATCTTTCAAAGAATCTATCAGAAGAATCTAAAAATAAAAAAACATGGTTGAGTTTAAAAAAACTTGGTGAAGAAATTCGTTTGGCAACTGATCAGGAAACTTACGAGCAGATCAAAAACGCGACTTGGTTCGATCGAGAGTTACGAGCATTTGAACTCTACAACGCCGAGAAGAATCTTTGTGATGAACTCATGAATTACCACTTTGCAGATTGGTTAATCAACGCATGTGGAAAATACCAAGCACGTGAACAATCTAAAAAACCAAATTCTGGAACGCAGGTCCGAGTCCCGCAGGGAGAATCAAATACTCTTAGTTCAAAACAGATTTACTCATTTGCTCAAAAACTTTCTGTACATCCTGAGTTTGCAAGCAAATACGCTGAAGGTAACGAGAGCTATGAACAACTTGCTGCACGTGTCGCAGTGAAACTTGCAGATCCAGAGCAACAACAAAAATTGATGCCATACCTCATTCAGGTTGGATTTCAACAAAAAGGTAAAGGAGAGGCGGCTTGAATAAATTCGAGATTTTAGCGTGGGGTTTACTCATTTCATTTTTTACAGCAGCTATTAGCGGTGCGGTGGTTTTGTGGTGGTTGGCGCGTAAAGAACATATTAAGAAAGGAATTCACCAATGAAACTAACTAAACAGCAACGTGCTGAGCTAAAACAAAAGTTTGGTGGACATTGCGCTTACTGTGGTGATTTGCTTGGCGATAAGTGGCATGCAGACCATATCGAAGCAGTGAGACGAGATTTAATTCATGTTGGTGGCGGTAAGTTAATTACGGGTGAAATGACTAGACCGCAAAACGACACTTTAGAAAACATGAACCCTGCATGTGTTCCTTGCAATACAAACAAATCGTCTATGCCGCTGGAAGGGTGGCGAAAAATGCTTACACATTACCGTGATGTGCAGTTACTACGCGATAGCACACATGCCCGCCATTTACTTCGTTTTGGTTTGATTGAAATTAAGACAAAACCTGTGACGTTCTTCTTTGAGAATTATAAAGGAGCCAGTCATGAATAAACCATTAGAAACTTTTGATATAGACGCAGCAAAGGCTCGCTACGAAAAATTACGAGGCCGATATAACCGGAGTGGGCTATCTAATACTGATTACAACGAGCTACTTCAATTAGAAAAGGCACTTGACCAAGCGAAGAAGTTTAATGCGGAGGGCGCAAAAAATGGACAGTAGATGGATTGAAGCGCAACGCCGTGAAATGGAAAAGCTTATTTCACCAGAGCCAATCAAGTCGAGGAATTTAGCACGTCAAAGTTACTTCGATCATATGGAAAAAGAAATGGCTGACCACGTATCACGCTCAATTGAACCACTCAGCGGTAAAAAGCAAAGCACTCTGGTTGAACTAAGGAAGTCAATTGAAAAACTGGCTCAAAAGTATAAACACGATGCTCATGCTTCAAGCCTTTTTGGAGATCTGGATAAATCACGTGTTTATAACGGCATTGCCAATCAATTGGACCATTTGCTGAAAGGTGGTGCTTGATGTCATCAGTCAGCATTGCTGAATACCGTAAGTTATTTCCTATTAAGAAAAATAAAAAGCGGCGTTCAGCAAAGCAAGTTGCCAGACAACCAAGTGTGGGTGAAATGGTACTGGCAACGCATTTAAGAGCATGCAAGATTGGTTTTGAACAGGAATATAAGTTCCATCCTGAACGTAAATGGAGAGCAGATTTTTTAATAACGGGTACAAAGATTTTGATTGAGGTAGAAGGCGGGATCTGGAGCGGAGGCCGTCACACAAGAGGCAAGGGCTATTTAGGGGATATGGAGAAATACAACTCCGCAGCAATGATGGGTTTTACAGTTTTACGGTTCAGCACAGAGCAAGTTAAGTCCGGTATGGCATTAAAGCAAATTGAATTATTAATTAAGGGTAAATAGGAAGGCGATTATGTTAGTTGAAAAGTTTGATTTTATTGAGTTACTTCGCCTTGCTATTGCTCAAAGCGAAGGTAAAGGGAAAATTACTAAGCATGTTGTTTTAGGGGAAATTGCCTTATTGCCACCAGGTGCAAAAAAGTGGGCAGAGCTATTGCTCGAACGTGTCGATTTTGAGCGTATAGCTGAAATTACCGAAACAAAGAAAATTTATGAGACCAGGATAATTAATGGTAAGGAATCAAAAAAGCGTATTGGTGAAATACCAGGTAAAGTTGAAATAAAAAAAGGGGAGATTAACTCAGCTGATTTTTTCCGCGTTAGAAACGTACTGGCTGGTAAGATCCATCGTGAAATGATCAAAAAGAACTTTAAGCCAAATAATTGTCAGGGTGATTTATCAAATGTGGCCAAAGGTATTGCTGAGGTTGTTTTGCGTGGGCGATTATTTACAAAGGCAATGTGTGGCCATTGCCAGGGATTAGGCAAATTGGAGTTATTCAATGAAAAGGGATATCCAAACGGATCTAAGTTTTGTGATAAATGCAGTGGTACGGGGAAACGCCCATATACATTGCATGAAAAAATTACGATCGCAAAATTAAAAGTGTCTAAGTCTGGTTATTCTGAGCGATATGAACCATATGAATTAATTGCTGAAGCATGTATCGAAAATTGGGAAAACACCATTAGAACTAGCTTGGCTAGATCGTTTCATTTTGAACCAGAAGAAATATCATTAGCTTGACTTAAACAGAACGGTTGAGTATAAGTATTTCTAAAATGGGCGAAATGTAAAGTAATCGCCAGTAAGAAATTAAGAGCTCGCCAAATGGTGGGCTTTTTTGTTTTGTGTTATATAACTATCTCCAATGAAAATATATATCATGAATATTTAAGAAATGCAGAATTAGGAAATATAATTGGAAGCTCGCACAAAGTTATAAAAATTGATTAAAACAAACCTCCTTCGGGAGGTTTTTTATGTGATATAGTCCAATCTGATAAAAATTGGTAAGTATGATGAATATCTGTGTTGGTGGTGAACTGGATGGGCAAGTGATAGAAAAAGAAGGGAATATACTTAAAGCTTCTGATATCGATCCATCCTTCAAAACTGAGTACTACAAACAGATTTATGGTCGTTCTAACACCATTTATGAATTTTGGTTGCCTATAGGTTCCGATCTACATGAAATGTCAAAATTAGTATTAGTTATTTTACGAAATCCAAAAATTTAGATATTTCTTTACTTAGGAAAATAAATGTTATGGCTATAGCTAAAATTGATGACGAAGAAATAATTGCTCTTATCACAAACAATCATCCTAAAAATTTAGATAGTTTTAAAGTAAAATCAACATTATCAAAACTAACTAAAAAGTATAACCAATTGATTTCTAAGGATGCTTTGTTGGCATATACCTATTTAGGTTTAATTGAAGCATATAAAAACAATCATGAACTAGCTATCGATCTTTTTCAAAAAGCTTTAAAACTTTGTCCAAATGAGTTTGTTGTACTTCAAAATATAGGAAAATGTTATGAGCAATGGGGGAAATACGATGAAGCAATTAAATTTTTTAAAAAAACAATAGAGCTTTATCCAAATGATGAAAGGATCTACTTTAATCTACTTTATATGGCAATATTTTATTTAGATGAAAGTACAATTAATTTTTTAAAAGATAAAAATCCAAATTTATTTTCGAAATTTAATTTTAACACTTCAACATTTAGATCTTATAAATTTTTAAAAGAGATAGATTTCGATTTTGAAGTATTTAAAATACAAATGAATTTTGTTAACAATTTGATTAATAATTATTTTTATATTCATGTATCTAAATTATCAAAATTTATTAATGCTGAAAGTAATAATGTAATCACAAATATTAAATTAGAAACAGATGACGTTGAACTGGTTTCAAGAATAATAGATGAATTTGAATCAAAAATTTATCATTATGCTCAAAGTTTAGAAGATGGGGGATTTGATTTTTATGAAAAATTAAACCCTAGCGTTATTACTTTTGACTTTGTAAATTGAAAGGAGGGATTACAATAATGTCTTGTGATTTTCATAAGTTTGCTTTGGAACTTTATAATTTAGATAAGAATACTACTGATCAGGCGAGAATAAGAACTTGTATAAGTCGCCTATATTACTCTATTTATCATAAAGTAAATAATTGGTTATCTAATAACTATTCTAAGCAAATGAATATGTTTGAGTGTGGATCGCATATAAAGTTGCAATATTGTCTCAAAGAGATCGGAAGAGAAAAAAAGAATTTAAAGTTCTCAAAATTATCCGATAAATTAAAAGCGTTACATGGTAAAAGATGTATAGCAGATTATGAGTTGAAAAATAATCAAACAACAAAAGCAGTTGAATTGATGATACTAGAAATTGAGCAAACACTCGTTTTAATCGAAGAGTTAATTGCTTAGACGGAAATTAATATCTTAATTGAGCCTCATTTTGAGGCTTTTTTAATGGGTGAATTATGGAAGCTAACGAATACTTTTGGCTTACAAGAAAAAAAGAACCTAAAACAAAAGCTAAAAGTAGGCCACTGCCTAAAGCTACCCAAAAGTATTTAGAAGCAGAAGAAGACTTTACTGAAGCTTTAGATAATCTGGAAATTAAATATGAAAAGAAATTCCAGTTTAAATCTACAAAACATTGGCGGTTTGACTTTCATTTAATTGAACATCGTATTTTAGTTGAAATTGCTGGTGGACCTTGGTCTGGTGGACGAAAGGGTAAGCTGGCAACAAAAGCGTGGAGTATGGACCGTTACGATGTTGCTGAATCAATGGGATATACCGTTGTTCGGTTAGAGGCAGCACCAAGATTTAAGATTAATGAATCTGGTCCATTACAGATCCAAGCTCATTTCGCTAGCCAATGGCTTAAAAATTTAAAGAGGAAAATATTTAATGGATCAGATCAGACCATTTCCTCCAACTGATTTTATGGATCAGGCCGAAGAAGAGGAAGCACTCCGTTTAATACCTGCACCTGATTTAAAACTATGGGTAGTTGCTAATTTTCTTACGCTGGGTGGACCTTTACATAATCCAGATCATGATCATATTGCTGAGCTGCTTCATGATAATGACGAGTTTTTAGCATTCGCATGGGCATCTTCTGCTTATACCAGAGCTAAGCGTATGGTGCTCGGCCAATGTGAAAAGGTTATGTTTCAACAAGGCGGCTGGAAGAAAGCCCGACAAGAGCAGCAAATGCGAGACTGGTTCGGATTCGTTCCAGTTTACTTAATCACCATCGATGCAAGCTTTTGTGAAAAGGCAAACGATAGCGAGTTCTGTGCTTTGCTTGAACATGAGCTGTATCACATTGGAGTGATGAGAGACGAGGACGGAGAAATTGTTTATAGCGATAGTTCTGGTCTTCCTAAGCACTATCTTGCAGGTCATGACGTTGAAGAGTTTATTGGCGTAGTTAAACGTTATGGACCAAGCAAAAATGTTAAGCGACTTATTGAAGTCGCTAAAAACCCGCCGTTTGTTTCTGATTTAGATATTTCGAAATGTTGTGGAAACTGCGTAATTACCTGAGCCTTGAGGCTCTTTTTTTTGGGCTATTTAGGTTGACGTAGGTTGACAGGATTGAGGATATGGCGGCTCTAAAAAAAGAGGTAAAACTCTTTATAGTTCGATCACTTGCCGTATTTAATACACCCACAGAAACTGCTGAGCTCGTCAACCAAGAATACGGGATAAAAGTTACTAAACAGCAGTGTGAGAAATACGATCCGACAAAACGGGCAGGCGAGAACCTGAGTGAAGAATTAAGAAAAGATTTTGAAAAGACTCGCGAAATGTTTTTGGGTAAGCCTGAGGCAATCCCAATTGCAAACTTAGCGGTGCGTTTACAGCGATATGAAAGCCAATATCAAAAGCACAGTAGAAACCGTGTAGCAGCTTTAAGCATTCTTAAGCAAGCTGCTGAGGACATAGGCGGCAAGTACACGAATAAGACTGAAATTACAGGCGCTGGCGGTGGTCCATTACAAAGCGAAAATATTACCTATGTGACTGCTACCGATGAGCAGGTAAGGCAGGCGATAGATGAACTCGAGAACGAATATTGATCCTGTTAAAGCCAAAGCTAAGCGGATCAAATGTGAGAAAGAACATTTATTTTTCACACGAGCATTTTTCTTGCCTCGCATGGGTTTTAAGTTTTCGGTCAATTGGCATCATGAATATATTGCCGACAAGATTGATGAGGTAATTGCTGGCAAGGTTAAAAACCTAGTTATTAACGTTCCACCCGGAAGCGGTAAAACTGAATTACTTACAAACCTTATTGCCCGTGGAATAGCACGTAATCCTCGTTCGCGGTTTCTGTATTTGTCTTTCTCGCAATCTCTTGTAGAGGATGTATCAGCAACAGCAAGGAATATTGTTAAGTCGGAAGACTTTCAGAACTTATGGCCTGTAAAGATTTCTACCAGTACGGATGCAAAGTCGAGCTGGAAAACTACAGTTGATGGTTACGATGCTGGTCATGTTTATTCTGCTTCAATGGGTGGGCAGGTCACGGGTCGCCGTGCTGGTACATTAGCGGATAAAGGCTTTACCGGTGCTATTATTCTTGATGACCCATTAAAGCCTGAGGATGCATTTAGCCAGACAGCAAGACGTAAAGCTAACCGTAAGATTCTAAACACGGTCAACTCGCGTAAAGCTAAATCTGATACGCCAATTATTCTGATCATGCAGCGTTTGCACGTTGAGGATCCGACTAACTTCGTGATGACGGGTAATGTACCTGGTGAGTGGGAGCAGATCAGTATTCCCGCACTTATTGATGATGAGTACATCAGTAAGCTACCCGAACACATACAGCGAAAAATTCCACGTGATGTTGAGCGAGATGCGAAAGGCCGTCAAAGTTATTGGCCATTAAAAGAATCATTGCAATCGCTATTGCAACTCGAACAAGGCGGACAGGATAAAGACGGTGCAACAGTATCCCGTTATACATTTGCAAGCCAATACATGCAAAACCCTAAAAAGCTGGGTGGTGACCTAGTTAAGGCTGAATGGTTCCCACGTTATCTAGAGTTACCTGTTCTTAAGTGGCGGGCCGTATGGGCGGATACTGCTCAGAAGGTCAAAAAGCATAATGACTTCTCGGTGTTCTTATGTGCTGGTCTAGGCTATGACAACAACCTTTACATCATTGATGTGAAGCGCGGGAAATGGGAAGCACCTGAGCTATTGAAGGAGGCTAAAGCCTTTATCAATAAGCATAAGGATAGCAACACCAAAATCGGCAAACTGCGCTATATGGCGGTAGAGGATAAGGCGAGTGGTACCGGATTAATTCAATCTATTTCTAGGGAAACGACATTACCTATTAGGGCAATTCAGCGGGATGAGGACAAATTGTCACGGACAATGGACGTCATTCTTTATGTTGAAGATCAGCGCGTTTGGTTACCAGCTAATGCACCGTGGCTATTGAACTACATTGAAGAGATTGAAGGCCTTACTGCTGATTGGTCACATGATCATGACGACCAGTGGGACCCGACCATTGATGCAATTAATGATTCATTAGCCAAAAAGCCAACTGTATTTGATTAGAGGAAATTATGGCTGAAACTAAAAAGCCCGATGCAATTGGCGATGCAGGGGCGTATACAAACTTTGTCTCAAATATTGGTACCGAACGTGACAAAGCTTCACACGGTTCTTTCGTTAAGAAAGTAATTCCTGATGAACAATTAGAAGCTGTGTATCAACATTGGTTAGCTAAGCGAATCGTCAACCGCCCAGCAAGTGACATGCTCCGAGCTGGTTGGTTTTATGAAGGGATTCAGGATAACGATTTATTGAGGCTTAAAGAGGCTTGTAAAGCTTTTAACCTTGATGGGGTGCTCTTATCTAGTTTGGTTCTTTCTCGCTTATATGGCGTTTGTTATGTGCTTCTAGGGACTGTAGACGGCGGCAACCTAGATCAACCGTTTGATTTAAACAAGTTAGGCGTTGGTCGTTTAGAGTTTTTCACTGTGCTTAAGAAAAAGTACATTGAAGCTGATACCAGTAAATACTTATCGCCTAAGGAGGCAGGTGGACTTTTAAAGCAGCCTGAATTTTATAAGTTAAAGCTGGATGGTAAATCAACTCAAAGGATCCACCATACCCGCTTATATAAGTTTGGCCATGCCGATGTAGTTAATGAAGAGCCGGTAAGTGTCTTACAGGAAGTTTATGAGGATCTACTTGATCATGCTGCCGTAAAGAAAGCCACTGCTAGTCTGGTCCATGAATCAAAAATTGACGTGATTAGAACACCTAACTTGGTCGATAAGATCAAAGAGGATATGAAATCCGTAGCTGAACGTTTTCTTAGTGTCGGATTGCTTAAGGGCTTGAACGGTATGATCGTTTTGGATAAGGATGAGGAGTACGACTCTAAATCTTATAGCTTTGGTGGTTTGCCTGATCTTATGCGTGAATTCTCAATTCAAGCTGCTGGCGCTGCCGATATGCCATATACAATTTTATTTGGGCAATCACCTGCAGGTATGAACGCGACTGGTGAGCATGACACTCGGAACTATTACGACAGTATTGCTACCAAGCAAATATGGTCCTTAAAGCCTTTCATGATGAAGCTTTTAAGAGTGATTGTTCAAACTACATTTGGACGTCAGATTCCAAGCTTAGATGTTGTGTTCAATCCTCTATGGCAATTAGACGCTAAGGTCCGCTCTGAAGTTGAGAAAGCTAACGCTGAACGGGATTCCAAGTATTTAGAAATGGGCATCATTACCGAGCCACAGATAGCAAAACAGCTTGTTATTGACGGTGTTTATTCAGTGATCGATGAAGCTCATATCAAAGAGCTTGAGACAATGGTGAAGCTTAATGACAACGATAATTCAGATCCTGAAACCACACCTCCAGCAGGCGAAGAAACGTAAAAAAGGTCGTAAAGCTTCTAAGCCGAGGGCCGTGCACGTAAATCGCCGTGTAGAGCTTTATTACACACGACAACTACTGGCTATTTCAAAATACTGTCAGGAACAAACAAAAGAATTGGTTATTCCTACAGTCGGCCAGAATATCGGTGATGCTTGGTTCTCAGACATGATGACGGCGTTTAGGGAAAAGCTCACAAAGTATGTTGTTGAGATTTCACGACCGTTGGCCACAAAGGTTGTGACTGATACTCAAAAGGAAGTGGACAAGCAAATTGCAGAACACACTAAAACAATTATTGGTGTGGATCTTACGCCGTTCTATCGAGCTGCTGATATTCAGGACGAGGTAGATCTAAACATTACGGCGAATGTCAGTTTGATTAAGTCTATTCCGCAGCAATATGCCGATAAGCTTGAGGTATTAATCACCAATGCTTTGCAGACTGGACAAACAAATGAAGATTTGGCCAAAGCTATTAAGCAATTAGGATTATCTACAGATTATCGAGCACGTCTTATTGCTAGTGATCAGATGGGCAAGATTAACGGCCAAATTAACCAAGCCCGACAGCTTTCGATGGGTGTGGAGACATACACATGGCAAACGGCGAAAGATGAGCGTGTACGCCCAGATCATCAACATAAACAGGGCAAGACATTTAGATGGGATTCACCGCCAGAAGGGGGACATCCGGGCCAGCCTATCCGTTGTCGTTGTACAGCTTTGCCTAACTACGAGGATATTTTGATTGATTGACCAGCATTTAAATAATATAAGTAATTGACTTATATTTTTAGAGTTTGAGCATATGACAAAACCATTGAGCGCATTTCTTGATCATATTCAAGGGGTAATCAAATGTCCAATTTGTAGTTATGACTATACTCATCAGGGTAAAGTGGAAATTTTTGAACGTGGTGAAGACGATGAACAAGGAAACCATGTTCAAGTGCTTAATGACGGGATTAATGTTGATAGAGATTTAACAAAAAATCCAAGTCCGCGGCGCCATGGTGTAACTATACATATGACGTGTGAGGTTGATAGACATCCTTTTAAACTTAATATTTACCAGCATAAAGGACAGACTTTTGTAGAAGTAGAAGTTTAGAAAGTATTTTTTTTAAAAGCCCACCAAATGGTGGGTTTTTTATTGAGCGCAATTTATGAAAACCATTTACCAACTCAAAATTGGTGACTTTGCGCCAAGTGAATCGACACGCTCATTTACCAAAGAAGGGTATCTGAAATGCGTCAATGTTCGCTTAGCTAAAGCGCCTCAAGTACGTCAGTACTATGCGTATGAGTTTCCATCATTGGAAGGTTATACCGCTGATCAAGTCATTAATGTTTACACACCGCCAGAGGAGCTTTTTAAGCCTGAGGCTATTCAAAGCTTCAATGGTGTAGACGCTACAGACTATCACCCGCCTAAGAACGAAATTAACGCCTCAAACTGGAAGGATTATCACATTGGCTATTGTGAGAACGTCCGACAGGAAGGCGATTATCTGGTTGGTGATTTGCTCATTAAAGACAAGATCAGTATTGATCTGATCCAAAGCAACGAGCGGCTAGAAATGTCGCTTGGCTATGGAGCCTTATTAATCGTTGAGCAGGGTACTGCGCCAGATGGCACGCCGTATCAAGCCAAATTTATCAATTTTATTGGCAATCACGTAGCACTCGTTAAGTATGGCCGTTGTGGTGGTGATTGCCGCATCGGTGACAAACAGCAAACTCCACCAAAGGGGAATAAAACAATGGAAGTAATTGTAAACGGTATCCGTTTTAACATCGGCGATAACACGCCTTTGGCCGATGCATTAAAGCAGCAACAAGAGCAGCTGGAAAACATGAAGGCTGCAAAACTTAAAGTTGGTGATAAGCAATTTTCTATCGGTGATGAGCTTGGAGCAATTCAAGCAGTCGTAGATCAATTGCATACCGAAAAAACTGCTCTTGAGCAAAAAGTTGGCGATCTGGAAAAGAACCAGATGACGCCTGAAAAGCTTGAGCAGGCTGCTGCAGAACGTGCTGCTGTGATTGCCGATGCTAAAGCATTGGTGCCAACAGTTAAAACGGAAGGTTGCTCATGTGAGCAAATCAAGCGTGATGTGATTGCCGCAAAAGCTGGTGATGCTTTAGTAACTGCTTTGATGGGTAGTGTATCAGTAGGTGATGCAAAGCCTGAGCAGATCGACACAACTTTCCGTGCACTCTGTGCTGTGAAGGGTACACATCCTTCTAATCCTGTAGGTGATGCGCTTCACCAGCAGCAAAGTGTTAAAGCTGGTGATGGCAACCCAGCAGGCGGTGGGGAAGAAAAGACCTACAGCAAAGAAAACGCATACAAAACAATCTAAGGGGATGTAAATCATGGTTAAGCAATACGATGCTGCACCCGGCATGAAGTTTCACCTCATTGGCCCAGAGGATATTTTATCCCTGCCTGTGGCTGGTACCGGTTTGGTAAACGATGGTGACGTGGTTGTACGAAGTACTGACGGAAAAACAGTTTCAGCGGTAACTGGTGCAACTAATACCAAGTTTGGAATTATCGTACGTCACGGCGTAGGTAAGTCAGGCAAAACGGCTGATGGTAAAGAGGCATACAAAGCTACAGATGTAGCACCTGTTATGACCATCGGTTCGATTTACGTGAAGGTCACAGCACCAGTCACAGACATTAACGCAAAGGTATATGTCAAAACAGCTAACGGTACCACAGCAGCGCCGTTAGGTTCTTTATCCCCAACAGCTTTGGACGGTACAGAGTTACCGAACGCATCTTGGGGAACAATTTCAAATGAGCAGGGCTTAGCTGCTGTTCGCTTACGTGGGGCATAATAATTATGAGTAAATTGGCAGCAATGAAGCTACGTCTAACACCAGTAGCTCAAGTGGTACAGGCAACTATTGGTGATGCGTTTAACCTTGATGCTTTAGCCCAATTGTTCGTTAAATTGGAAGAGTTTAACGAAATGGATCCTCAGCTTCAGCAAGTGATGGATTACGCTAAATACATTCCTGTTAAACCTGTGAATGGTGTTTTTGGTGGTGGTGAAGTACTTACACGTAAAAAAGGCGTTGGCATTGGTAAGGACCATTCAGGTACAGGTAATGACATCCCTGTGGCAGAAGTGGACTATGACAGTGTTTCACTGCCTATCAAGGTTGGTACCATCAGCTATTGGTATTCAGTTCTTGAATTAGAAACAGCTCAAAAAATGAATATTCCGCTTGAAGCTGACAAAGTGCAAGCGGCGCGATTAGCTGCAGAAAAACACTTAAGCAATATTGCATGGTATGGCAACGAGCTTACAGGGGTTAAGGGTTTCTTAAATCAGACAGGCGTAACCATTGTTTCAGCCCAACATAACTGGGCTACTGCAACCATTGAAGAAGTACTAAGTGACTTCAACGCAAGCTTGGCAGATGCTGAAGATCTTATCGATGGGGATGCATCTGTACAGCCGGATACTTATTTAATGGCATCTAATCAGTATTTACACCTTTCTACCCGTGTAGTTGCTGATTCTGGCGGTAAGACATTCTTGAAATTCATTGAAGAAAATAACATCTTCGCATCACAAGGTAAGCCGTTAACCATTCGTGGTTTAGGTCGTTCAAACGGCAAAGGTACGGCAGGTGCTGACCGTTCTATTATTTACCGCCGTGACCCGTCATGCATCCAAATGAAATGTGATGACGTCACTTTCTTGGCAGCTCAACCAGTTGGTGTGGATATTAAAGTGCCTGGTCACTACAAATATCAGGGCGTATGGTTGAAGCGTGTTGATTCTCTCCGTTACTTGGATCACGTGTAAGGATTAAAACAGTATGAAATATTCTTATATTTATAGCGGCTTACAGGCCGCTTTTGTTTTTTCTGGTATTGCTGTTTTACCTACAGGTTCCCCAACTCTTGTGGATGAAGAAGCACACAAGAAGCTCAGTAAAAATAAGTTTGCTAAACATCTTATTGATATCGGTGAACTTGAAGTTCAGGAAATCCCAGATGATGAGCCAAAAACTACGGGTAAAACAGGTGGTCGTGGTGGTAAAGGCGGTAAACAAAACGATTCAGCAGGTGATGCGGCAAAAACTGCAGAAGAAGCTGCTTTGGCCGCCGTGAAAGCTGAATTAACAGCGCTTGAAGTAACGTTCAGTGATGATGAAACACTTGAGCAGTTACAAGCTAAGTTAGCTCAGGCTAAAGAATAAGGTGAGTCTATGGACGTACAAACGTTTCGTGAAAAGTTCTCGACTGATTCGAGTTTAATGTCTTTGCCAGATGCAAAAATTCAGGATGCTTTAGAAGAAGCGGATCTGATTGTTTCTCAAATTGAGTTCGGGGCATTAAAGGAACGTGCTGTAGGTCTATATGCAGCACATATCCTTAAAGTAGGTATCTCAAGCGGCAATGGTGCTGCTTTTGGTACTGCCTCAAGTATGACAATTGCGGGCCAAAGTGTGAGTTATTCACGATCATCGAAAGAAGCTTTCTATGATCTCAGCATGTATGGCCAGCGTTACCTTGCGTTAAAAAATTCCATTCCAATTGATGATGAAGGCACTAACCCTAACCGTTTGGGTGTTGGTGCTTTTGTTGTATAGGAGAATCATATGCCTTTTAAGTATCAGGCACCAGAAGGTTATAAGCCAACCAAACTCGTTATTGCCGGGCAAAACCTAGATATCAAAAACGGCGTTTTAGAATCTGATAATGACATTATCCATATTTTAAAGCCCTTAGGTTTTGAGCGTTATGTTGAAGTGGTTGAGCCAAAGAAATCGGCAGCATCTGCTAAAGAGTAATTAAGCTATGAGCGATTATCGTGTTGATACTCAGGTCAATTTTGATGAGATGAATAATCGCGTTAGGTTTGAAATAAGACGCACGATTAACGCTCTTACTTTACGCTTACAGCGGATTGTTCAGGAAGACATGTTAAGTGGCCAACGACTTAAAGTTCAGTCAGGCCGCTTGCGTGGATCCGTTTCTTCAAAGGTGGATGAGGATAACGATTCCATTGAGGGAACCGTAGGTGCTGGTGGTGCATTGGTACCTTATGCCTTTACTCATGAGTTTGGTCTAAATGGAGCTTTGGGTGTTAAAGCCCATTTAAGAACTATTAAGCAGGCTTTTGGCCGACCTATATCACCGGTTCAGGTCAATATTAAGGCCCATTCTAGGAATGTTCGGTTTAGAGAATTGCGGTTCATGCGTGATTCACTGGATATCGTGGCCAAGATTGTGCCGAAAAATATTGATGCAGCAATTGAGCGAGGTATAGCAGGTGGATAGCGAAGCAATCTATCAGGCGTTGTTTGAAAGGTTAAGCACAAGGGTAGATGGATTGATTACGGTAAGTCGCCGTTTACGTCACTTTAACCATGTAACACCAGAACAGCGCCCAGCCATGTTTATTACACAAGGCAATCAGCAAGAAGTCCCGGTACATGGTTTAGATTCAAAAGTTGAACTAGCTGCTGAGGTTTATCTCTATATTCATGAATCGGACACTACAAAGCCGCCATCATCGCAGATGAATATATTCATCGATCGTGTACGTGAAGCTATTCAGCCAGATCATCCAGATTTTAATGAATGTCAGACCTTGGGAGGTTTGGTCGAGCATTGCTGGATTGAAGGCACAATAGAAGTGTATGAAGCAGTAGAAAACATGCTGGATGATCAGGCGATTGCCATTATCCCTATCCGGATCCTCACAACCAATTAACAAAACATTCATTTTATGACCGCCTCGATGGCGGTTTTGTCATTTTAGAGAGGTCAAAATAAATGGCTCAATATTTATTTGGTGCCGGCAAGATCTTTGCTACACCGATTCAAGATGTATACGGGCAACCGATTAGTAATCCCACACCAGTTGAAGTGGGGGTGATGCAATCCGTTGGTGTAGATATTAGCTATGACTTAAAAGAGCTTTTCGGTCGTGGTCAATTCGCCGTAGATGCTGCGCGTGGTAAAGGTACCATTAAATGTAAAGCTTCTTTCGGGCGTATTAACGGTACCTTGTTAAATTCCATCTTCTTCGGTGGAGTTGTTGCTGAAGGTGGAATTGAAACAGTTTCCCAAACCATTAATGGTGAAGTGATTCCGGCTGGTGGTACTGTTACACCGGTTGTTCCTAACAGCGGTACATATGTAAAGGATCTAGGCGTAACAGATGCTAAAGCAATCCCACTTAAACGTGTAGCATCGGCGCCAGCAACCGGACAATACAGTGTAGATGCGGCAACCGGTGCTTATACATTTGCTGCTGCAGATGCAGGTAAAACGGTATTTATTAACTTCCGTTATTCAGCAATGGTGGCGGGCGCTAAGTCAATCACTGTCTCAAACCTAGATATGGGTTATACGCCAGAGTTTGCCGTTGACCTGCAACGTGACTACAAAGGCAAGTTCATGCACATGAATTTCTTCCGTTGTACCAGTAACAAACTTGGGTTTAGTTCAAAACAGGACGATTACGATATTCCTGAGTTTGAATTCCAGCCTATGGCTGACGATCTTAACCGTGTTTTCAAAATTGATTTATCGGAGTAATGCCAGATGCAATTTAAGCAAGTTGATAACCCGCGTGGTAATAGTAAAGAAATTGCTGGTCAGACTTGGATTTTTGCTCCAGCTCCATTGGGTACACTTGAACGTTTCCAAGAACAGTTAAGCTCAAATGATGTGCCTGTTTCCGTCATTGTGGATATGGCTCATATTTGTTTAAAACGGAATTACCCGGATATTACCCGTGAATATGTTTCTGATGAGCTCTTAGATATGGGTAACATGGAAGAGGTGTTATCACTTGTAACTAAGACCTCAGGTTTGGAATATACAGGTTCAGGTAAACCAGCAGGTGAATCTTCGGGGGAATAAATTGGGAGGAGCTGTACACGCATTTAGTGCTAACTATGGGTAAAGATTACGGCTATGTGCGTAATGAAATGGATCTGCCTAGATTAAGAGCATTAAGTGCGTATCAGCAAAATAACCCTCCCGCACATATTGGAATACAGCGCCTTTGTCGTATCTTGGAAGCATTCGCTGGAATTGAAGAGACAGACCCAGCAATCACAGTTTCAGATGATGATGAAGACGATATGCTAGAAGTTTTTGAGAGTTTCCCTCAGGGTGGTTAAGGCTGCCCTTATAAATATTAATGTGACATTAAGTAACCAGTTTGTTAAATTGTATGAACTTGATAATAACTGGTGTACTCATGAAAAATTTTATAATGGTAACTTTATTGAGTTTTGGATTATTTGGTTGTGCAACTACATATAAGGCGCCTGTTACTTTAAACCAAAGTGCAAGTGAAAAAGTTAGTGCTTCAAAAGACCAAATATTTAAAGCTGCCCAGCGTGCATTAGCTATTAATGGTGAGCAAATTATGAGTGCAAATGCTGATGCCGGAGTAATCTCTACAGCTGCTCGTGATTATCGCCTGACACCAAATTTAGCTGATTGTGGAACAACAATGGGAATTGATTATTTGAAAGATAATCGAACCAGCACAAAGGTTGCGTATAATATTTTAATTGCAGATAATTCTTTAGATGTTCGCACAACGCTTCAAGGGGATTATAAAGTTGGTGATGTAACTCAAAATATTACTTTAACTTGTGTGTCACGTGGTGTTCTAGAACAGCAAATGATTCAAAAAATTAAAGCAGAGATTAAGTAATAAAATTTAAACATTCCTAAAGGTTTTATATGGGTAATTATATTGAATCAAACTTAGCAAAAGATGAAAAAATCATTGTTAAGGCGCATGTGTCATGGTGGTCGCAAATCTGGTTATTATTATTTGGCACCCTCCTAATATTTGCAGGTGGTATTGGAATTATTTTAATAATAATTGCAATTATTAATGTCTTAACCACAGAGCTTGCAATAACAAACCGAAGAATTATTGCGAAAACTGGATTGATCCGTAGAAATACAATTGAATTGAAAGTAAATAGGGTTGAGAGTCTAGGGGTAGATCAAGGCATTACTGGGCGAATTTTTAATTTTGGTTCAATTGTTGTGAAGGGGACTGGAGGATCACATGCGCCAATCCCATATATTTCTAGACCACTAGAATTTAGACAACAAGTTAATCATTATTTGGATGAACTTGATGATCAAGGAAAAATAGCTCTTTGATTTTTAAAAGCACCCTAGGGTGCTTTTTTTAATGGGTTTAATGTTTGCTATTAATAATATGGAAGTGTATTAATTCCCCCTTTGCAGCAATTAATTGAAATTGAAATCTTAGTGGTTTAAATACTGGTGTAATGAATTAAACTTTCACAGCCGTCCTTTTAGGGCGGTTTTTTTATGCCTATGAGGTTTGTATGGCAAATAATAACCGCGTTGAAGTCCATGTGGGTGCGAAAACATCCGAGCTAAAAAAAGGTATGGATGATGCTGAAAAAATTGTTTCAGATTCAGCAAAGCAAATTGAAAATTCCACCAAAGGGGTGAAGTTTAAGTTTGACCTTTCAAGTGTTAAGCGTCAGTTTGATGATGTTTCTAAGTCTATTTCAGAGGGTTTTAGCAACCAAATTAGTGAAGCACTTGGCGGTTCAAGAATAGGTTCAGCTTTTGATGGTATTACTTCCAAATTAGGAGCTCTGCGTGGTGGTGCATTGGTTGCTGCAGGCGCAGTTGCTGGTTTAGCAGTGGGTGGGACCATAGCAGCTACTGCAGGCTTAGCAACATTGGCAATTGAAGTGGCTAATAACAATGTTGAACTTGCGAGATTCTCAGCCTTAGCAAATACCTCTATACAGTCATTTCAGGGATTGTCCGGTGCAGCTCAAACTTTGGGTTTTTCTCAAGAAAAACTTTCAGACATGATGAAAGACTTCAACGAAAAGATCGGTGAGTTTGCATCAGTGGGTTCTGGTGGGGCTAAAGACTTTTTTGAGCAAATCGCCGTTAAAACGGAGTCTGGCGCTGAGGGTGCTAAAAAACTCGCTGAAGAAATGTCCAAGATGGATGGGGTAGAAGCCTTACAAACATATGTAGATAAGCTGGAAGAAGCTGGAGTCAACCAGCAACAAATGTCGTTTTACCTTGAAAGTATGGGCTCAGATCTCACTGGTTTAATTCCAATATTGCAAGATGGCGGTAAGCTTTGGAAAGAATACCAGTCTGCTATGGAAGAAGCGGGGATTATTACTGGTGAAGAGGCAATTCAAAAATCAATTGAATTAAAGGCTCAAACTGAAGTACTTCAAATGCAGTACACCGGTTTAAAAAATCAATTGGCTCAAGCAGTGATGCCAGCTTTAAGCGGTGTAATTAGTCATTTTATGAATGGCACCACAAAAGGTGGAGCATTTACCGGAGTTATTCAGACATTAGGCTCAGTTGCCAAGGGCGTGGCAGTCGTTATTGTTGGGCTTGGAGCAGGTTTGCAAAATCTTGTGCGATTAATGTCTGGTGTTATGAGTAACTTAAGGACTATTGGAAGTACCGCCGTAAACTTTGTAAATGCGGATGGGATTCTGGCTAAAGGTAAAGCTCTGGCGGGTGGCGTTAAGGCAATCTGGACTGAAACCAAGGATACTGTGGTTGATATTGCTGGTACCACCAAAGCCGCAATTAATTCTGCTTCTAATATCTTTAGTGGAACACCCTCATTTGATCGTTTAACTCAGGCAAAGATTGACATACAGAATGCACAATTAGGTGCTAGAGGTGGAAGCGGTGGTGTTACTTCGGGTATTGGCCAGAATAAAGCGCTCAATCCTGATGGTGGTAAATCAGATAAGGCAAAGCAGGGTAAATCTGATGCTGTGCGCCAAGCTGAGCAGGCAGCTAAAGCACTTGCTGATATTCGGTATAAATATGCATCCGAAGAAAAGAAAGTGGCTTTAGATCTTCAAAAGGCATTAGATGAGATTGAAAAATCCAAGATGACTGCCGATGAAAAAGCTGCTGCCAAAGTCAAAGCCGAAAAGGATGCTTCAGACAAGATCATCGCTATTCGTTTAAAAGAGTTTGAGGACTACAAAAAAGCTCGTGAAGAACAGATAGACAATTATCAACAGCAAGCACAACGCCTTTATGAAATCGAAGCTGCTCGGATCCAAGCTGAATATGATGCCAAGAAGATTTCTAATGTACGTAAAGTTCAATTAGAGAAGCAGCTCGAAGATCAATTACGCGAAATTAAACGACAAGGTCTTTTAGAGCGTCTTGCACTTGAGAACGAGCAAACCGGAATTACAGGCAAACAAGGTAATCAAAACCAAATCACAAACAATATTTCTGATTTAGAGACAGATCAGAAAGTTGCTGACACTAAGTCTATGGGCTTAATCAGTGATGCGGAAATGAAAGACTTTGAAGCTAAGTTCGGTGGGTTCACTTCTCGACTTTCTAACCTTTGGGATCAGGGCATTCAGTCTCTTATGAATGGTACCTTGACTTGGAGTAATGCAACAAAAGCTGTACTTGCTGATATGGGCGCATTTGCATTGCAATCAGCGACTAAAGAGCTTCAAGGCTGGCTAAGAATCCAAGCGATTAAATTAGCTCGTAAGCTTGGTTTCGTTGGTGCTGAAACGGCAGCGGAAGCTTCTGGCCAAGCTGCTCAAACAGGGGCAACGATTGCAGGTGAAGCAACTCGTACTAGTGTTACTGCTGCTGGTGGTTTAGCTCGATTGGGCTTGAAGGCTGCTGAAGCTATCAAAGGCATCATGATGTCTGCATGGGAAGCAATGGCCGGAGCTTTTAAAGCCATGGTTGCAATTCCATATGTTGGTCCAATTTTAGCCGTTGGTGCTGGTGCAGCTGCTTTTGGTTTGGTTGCTGGTCTTGCGGGCAAGATTAAATCTGCTCGAGGCGGTTACGACATTCCATCCGGTGTAAATCCTGTTACTCAACTGCATGAAGATGAAATGGTATTACCTTCACAACACGCGAATACAATCCGTGAAATGGGTAAAGCCTTGCGTAATGGGGCAAGTTTTGGAGCAGCTGCTGCCGCTGAAGGTGGAGGTGCAGGAGCAACCATTAATATTAGTGCAATTGATGCCAAGAGTATTCAGCGTCTCTTGAAGAGCAATGGCCGTGCAGTTGCTAGTGGTTTGCAAAGTTATGCCCGTGGATTCGGTAAAAACGGTAAATAAGGAGGTGTAAGTGTCAAACGTATTATTTCCAGAATTACCCGGTCTTGAATGGGATACATCTATTACTCCCATGTTTAACACCAAAATCATGACCTCCATTAATGGCCGGGAGCTTCGAGCAAGCTTTCAGGCCTCACCTAAATATGAAATCTCGTTGTCTTACGCATTCTTGCGCGAAAATAAGGGGAGAAAGGAATTGCAGCAACTTCAAGGATTTTATTTAGAGCGCCGTGGGGCTTTTGATTCGTTTCTTTACAAGATGCCTGACGATAATCAGTTTGATTGCAGATTTGTTGGGGACGGAGCTACAACCTCATTCCAGTTGTACAAGGATATGTACACAAGCCAATTGCCTCTAGGTAATACAGAGGAGCAGATTATTAGGGATGTTGACCCCAACATGTGGAATCAGGTTCCAGCCAAAACAATGTGGAATACAAACCAAGAAAAACTCATGTGGAATAACGTATCTGCTCAAGTAACGAGTGAAGGTAAATACGTATTATCGGAACCACTTGAAGAGGGTATTGAGATTAAGGTGGCTGGCACTTTCTACTATCGCTGCCGCTTTAAAGATGACACACAGCAATATGTCAACTTTATGCATAAGCTTTGGAAAGCTGGAAAGGTTGAATTAATTGGTTCTTTGGGGAATAAGATATGAGACAGGCCTCTCCAAAACTTATAGCCTTGTTAGATGCTGATCAGTTCATCATGGCCGATCTTTATACTATTACGACCATACAAGGTATTGAGTATCGCTATACCAACTATGACGTTCATTTGACGGTGCAAGGCAAAGAGTTTCGTGCTGATGGACCAATCATAAGTCGAGAAGGGACTAGCCTTTCTTTAGGCATTGAAGTGGATAACTTATCTATCACTATTGAGGCAACCGAAAATACAAAGTTCGGCGATGTACCCATAGCTCAAGCTTTCCATAACGGAATTTTAGACGGCGCTCGGTTTAAGCTAGAACGAATTTTCATGGATATGAATACTCCTACAGATACCAGTGCCGGCACTTTAGTCTTATTTGAAGGGCGTATTGTTGAGCCTGAGCTTAATCGATATGAAATCAACGCAAGTGTGGTCTCTGATGTTGATAATTTAAAGCTTCAAATGCCAAGGAATTTATACACACCAGGATGCTTAAACACTTTATTTGATAGTGCATGTGGGCTTTTAAGCGCGGATTTTGCGGTAAATACTACTATTGGTACCAATAGTACGCCTAACCGCATACTTTGCGATTTAAGTCAGCCACAAGGTTGGTTTACTCAAGGAGTTGTGGAGTTTTTAGAAGGTGCAAATATTGGTATTAAACGAACCGTACGCTTGCATGAAGCTGGTTCGCTAATCCTAACTTTGCCGCTTTTAAAAATGCCAGAGATAGGAGAGGCGATTCGTGTTTATCCGGGTTGTGATAAACGTCTCGATACTTGTACTAACCGTTTTAACAACCGTGCTCGCTTTCGAGGCGCGCCGTTTGTTCCAGTTCCAGAAACTTCTATTTAACAACTTTATATTTAATCAAAGCCCTGCAAATCGCAGGGCTTTTTATTTGGGAAATATATTATGGCAGTTCCTGATAAAGACGCCCTGATTGGGCCTACGGTCACAGAGGCACAATTTAAAACCAATCTTGGTGCAATTGTGGATTTCATTAAACCAATTGAATCTCAAAGCCCTAACTATGCAACCACTGCTTTGCTGACTGCTTCAAGACCCGTTAAAAACCAAAGTTATGCAAAAGCCCTAGATACAGGGAAGGTATGGTATTGGAATAAACCAGCAGGATCACCAGAAGGAAATTATTGGGTCGATACAGGGTTAAGTGATTATGATCAGGCTAAACACCTCTATGAACACAAACGGTATGTCAGTACATCAAGCTTTAAAGCTGGGTCAGATTCAGAGGGCGTTCATGTAGATACAAACAAGATATTTAAGAGCGATTCAATCAGTGTGATCCGAGGTTCAAGTGTAAGAATATCAAGAGATCTGTATCAGACGTTTTATGGCGGTGTTCAGTTTTCAAAAGATGGTGTTCATTTCAAATCGCCAAGGTTTTTTGCAGAAAAAACTATAGAGCTGTCAGTAGGTGACAATAACTTCGTTCGTTTCTATATGCAAAAAATGAGCGGTCAAGATATTGTAAGTGTTGACTTATCAAATAATAAACTAGAATTTGAGTTATTGAATTACAACATTAATTCAGATGAAAATTCGCTTCAAAATTTTAAAGATGTGTTTGATCTTATCTCAATTAAATCTAGTGATTTTAATATTGCTGCAAATAAGACTTACGCAGAAACAATCCCAATGCTTTTTAAAGCGGGAACTAAATTTTCAGTGTCAAAGCCTGCGACGGCACCAAATTGGTGGTGGGGTTATGCAACAGCTGAAGTATCTACTGCCCTACATCGAAAGAATTGGAAAGCTGAAACAAGCGATGAAATTACGCTTGAGCAAGACGCGTATATTAAATTTTATTTGAGATATGAGGGGGTCGCTGAAATTACACAAGCAAGTCTCGCTCTTTTAGAGTTTAGTGCAACAGCTAATGTAGATGCTTATCATCATGCAATTTTCAACACAGAGCGAATGCTTGAGAGTCAAGAGCTGTCTGTGAATGCAGATAATTTTGTGATGGGTTCAGACCTAAATGGTCAGCACGCAGAGATAAACACGGAAGCAAAAACCAAAATGGTTTATCTATTTAAGCCAGGCACTAAAATCACCCTCAAATATTACAGCGTGCAAAAGTGGTGGTATAGTTACGCAACAAGTGTAAGTCCGCATACTATTAGTCGAACAAAACCACCGTTTGGTGAAGATTCAACAACTTTTATAGTTACAGAAGAACAGCCCTACGTTCGCTTTTATGCGATAAGAAAAAACAATACAGCTTTCACGATTGATGAGTTGAAATCTGAAGGTTTGGGCTTCGACATTATTGTGAATGATGAAATTGTCAGAATGTCTGATCTTGCAGCGTTCTCTAGTAAGCAAAGTAGTGTATCTAAATTAAGCATTATGGACACTAATATGTCTTACAGATGCCCTAGTCGCTCAATTGGTGGTGTTGTGACTTTTATTGATGACGATGGTCGAGCAGGATTTTATAATGAACTCTATCCGCTCATTAAACTCCATAAAATCCCATTTGGCGCGGCAGTGTCGCCAGGTCTAATTAATAAAACTGGATACATGACACTAAACCAACTTCTTGAAGTCAACAATAATCCAGCTTTAGTTGAAATTCAAAGTCATGCATGGACACATGCAGGGCTAAATTGGACTCAAGACGAAGAAGCAATTAAGAGAGAAGTGTCATCAACTAAGAATTGGTTTGTCGAAAATGGGATTGCAGCTGACTCATTTGTCTATCCGTATGGCGCTGATGACGCTCGAACGCATCGTTTAGTTAGTCAATATTTTACAGCATCTTACGATTATGCAGAGCAAACAGTTGTTAATTTTGACACGATTCACAATTACTCAATCAAACGCGCAGCACTATCACGACCTGTTAGAGACTTGCCGATTCTAAAAGCACTCATTGAGCGTGCTGCAGCCGAAAACGCTTGGCTTATCATCACCACTCACGCAGGAAATAGTGATGATAATGGAGCCTATTGGGATGGTCAAAACTCTATGAATGCTATAATTGAGTTGAATCAATATGCTTTAACTGCAGGTTGTAAAGTTCTAAAACCCCGCGATGCGTTTCAAATTTTTGGCAACTTAATTGAAAATGACTCAGGATTTAGAATTACAGCAGACGGACGGATTTTAACTTCATAAAACATAGCACCTTCGGGTGCTTTCCATTACCAAAATTTAGAGGATCAAATTAATGAGCAACGGGTACTCTGACGCAATCAAAGAGGCCTATTCTATCTGTCCATCGGGGGAAACCTTGGTGGACACCTTAGAGATTAGGCATCCAGACAAAGAATCGATATTTATTGTGCGTGACCAAATCGAATTTACGGCGTGTTTGGAAAATGGGCAATGGGTGTTCGAAAACTCTTCAGCATCTCTAGTTGATAAAGTGAATAATAGACTTTTAACATTGCAAAGTGGTGCTACAGTGCAACCCACTTACACCGAATCGGGTGTAACAATCTCAACTGCAGTCGGTAATAATGCATACTCAATTTTAAATGCCCCGGCAAGAAAAGCAACTTTTGCAGAAGCAGTAATCTTTAATAAAGCTTTAACTTTAGATGAAATTAAAGCTGTTGCTACCCGATCTAAAGATCGAATGAAAAACCGCGGAATCATCTTTTAATTAGCCCCTTAATTGGGACTTTTTTATTTCCGAGGGGAGTATGAAAAATCTCGAAGCAGTTCAAGAAGCCTTAACTTGGCTCGGTACCCCATATCATCATCAAGGGCGTATTAAAGGTGTCGGTGTGGACTGCGGAACATTGATCTGTGAAGTCTACGAGAAAGTAGGGCTCATGGATCACCTAGATCCGCGACCATATCCACCAGACTGGCACATGCACCAGATGGGACAACGCTATTTAGAGCTCATTTTAGGTGTATGTGATCCGATTGAAGGGCCACCACAACCCGGGGATATAGTTTTATACCACTTTGGCAAATGTATCAGTCATGGTGCAATTGTGATTGAGTGGCCACAGGTCATTCACAGTTATATCCATCAGGGAGTCATTATCCAAGATGGAACAAAAGGAAGTTTAGCCCGGCGAATTGCCGGGTTTTTTCGTATGAAGAGGCTTAAATAAATGGGTGGATTATTTGGTAGTACTACAATTAGTACAACGGATACCCGTATTAACTCTATGCGGATCCAGCAGTCAGCTTATGGGCTTTGCCAGCCATTGGTTTATGGTAAAACTCGTGTAGCGGCTAATATGTTTTGGTATGGAGATTTTACAGCTACACCTCATACAACAGTTCAAAAGTCTGGTGGTAAGGGTGGGGGTACAAAAACCAGTAATACCACCTTTAGTTATAGCGCCTCTCTCATGCTCGGTTTATGTGAAAACCAGATTAAAAAGATTGGCCTGATTTGGGTAGACAAAGAGCAATATGTACCTAAACAAGAAGGATCTATTACTTTAGATCCAATCGATCAATTAAAGTTTGAATTGTTTGATGGGAATAATAATCCGCCGTGGGGATGGCTAGTCTCAAAACATCCAGAACAGGCAATTAACTATCCGTATTTGGGGTATGTAGCTGTAGCTAATTATGAGATGGGTAATAGCGCCAGCCTTTCAAATCATAATTTTGAAGTGATCAGTACTATCACGCTATCTGACACAATTGATGATGCTAACCCGGCAGATGTTATTGAAGATTTTATTACTCATCCACGTCATGGTGCGGCCCCAAATCTTAACATTGCAGATCTGGAAGAGTTTAGAACCTATTGCCGGGCAGCTAATCTCTTGATTAGCCCTGCATTCACAGAGCAACGCCCAGCTTATGAAACTATCAATGAGATTGTCGAGGCGGTTAACTGTGCTGTGGTACCAAGCCCAGATGGCTTAAAGATCCGTTCTTTTGGGGACTCTGCAATAACGGGTAACGGCGTTACCTTTACACCTGATCTCACACCGGTTTACCACTTAACTGATGATGACTTTATTGGCGATGATGAGCCTGTACGTGTGCGCCGTAGTCGTGACACAGATGCCTATAATCATGTGCAGATTGAATATATTAATCGCTATAACCAGTACAACACCGAAACAACAGAAGCCAAGGACCAAGCAAATATTGAAATGTTTGGCTTGCGTACCGAGGACCCCGTGGAATGTCATTATTTCTGTGAGCCAAAAATAGCTCGCCATGCTGCACAACTTCGCTTACAACGACTGCTATATGTTCGCAATGAGTATGAATTTGATTTGGGATGGAAGTACTGCCGATTAGAGCCAATGGACATTCTTACGTTGACTGAATCGGGATTGGGGCTTGATAAATTCCCTGTTCGTATTACACGTATAGAGGAAGATGAAAGCGGCATGTTAACCGTTACTGCAGAAGAATTATCTATCGGTTCAAGGTCTGCCATTGAGTATGACTCTCAAGTGTCAAATGGTTATCAGGGCGGAAATGAAGAGCCGGGTAATGTGAATGCACCATCTATATTTGAGCCACCGCTGGATCTTACGGATGGCAAGAATCAAGTTTGGGTTGCTGTCTCGGGCGGGGCTAATTGGGGTGGATGTAATGTTTGGGTGAGCCTTGATAATACGACATATGAAATGATTGGCACAATTTATGGATCGGCACGTTATGGGCAGCTTGTTACAACAATTGATGCAGATGATACGACATTACAAGTTGAGCTAAATACAGCAAGCCAGATCTTCAGCGGAACATTAGAAGATGCTCAAGCTGACCAAACACTTTGTAAAGTGGGGGATGAGTATTTTAATTATCAGGTAGCCACCTTAAACGGATCTGGTCTTTATACCTTAAGTGATGTTTTACGTGGACGTTTTGATGATGCACAAAGCCACAACGCTGGTGAGCCATTTGTTCGTTTGGATAAAGCTATATTCAAATATCCGTACAATGAGGGTCTAGTAGAAAAACAAATCTTTTTAAAGTTCACAAGCTTTAATGGTTTGGAACGTAAGGAGCAAACCTTAGATGAGGTTACGGCGTATAGCTATACTCTAAGTGGCGGCCGTCCAGCAGGTGTTAAAGGTCTTTCCCTCCAATCACCGTTTGTTGGTACCACTTTCAAGGTTCAATGGCAAAGCTCAACTGGTGCAGATGGCTATCGTGTTCAGGTCTGGTCTAATGGGACAATGATTCGTCAAGTTGATACAACTAATACGGATTATAGTTATTCGATCGAAGAAGCCAAACAAGACGGTTTAGGCCGAGCTTACACAATTCGAGTGGCCAGCAAAAATGGTGACCAAGTTAGTACCTTTGCTGAATTGAGTATTAGTAATCCGGTTCCGCCAGTACTTCTCAATGTGTACACAGCAGCAACTGTAGATTCTATTACGGTGAATTGGGTGCCTAGTGAAGTACCGGATCTGAAAGACTATGCAGTGTGGCTAAGTCCAACACCTAATTTTGATCCAACACAAATGCCGCCTACGTGGACCGGCACAGATTTAACAACTACTTTTGGAGGCTTACAACCAACAACCCCATATTACATTCGTGTAGCTGTACGTGATGTATGGGAAAACACAGTCTGGAATTATACAAATCAGATTACTCAAAGTACTTCTGAAGGTTAATTTAAATTTTTACATAGCACCCAATCGGGTGTTTTTTTATTTCTGGAGTAATGGCTATGGAGCCACTTTCAACAAGCAGTATTACTGCATTTTTAAAGTTTTATGGTGCGGCAATTGCTGTCACCTTAGCAATTTCATTAGTTGCTGCCGTCGTTTTAATGACACGAATGCCAAGGTCTCCTCAAGAATGGGCCGTGGGTTTGATTTGCACCGTTGTTTCCAGTTTATGTGGCGGTTCATTCATTATCGTGAAATGGGGCTTGCATGAGTGGGTTACTGATATTTGGGGAATGATTGCTATAGGTGGCTTCTTCTTTGTTTGTGGTTTGCCTGGTTGGGCTTTAGTCCGCTGGATCTTTAACTTCATTAACAAACAGGAAGGTAAGACCATTATTGAGGTACTTAAAGAAGTTAAGAAAGCCAAAAACGATATTTCAAACAGTTAATGCCGCCTTCGGGCGGTTTTTTATTACCTAAGGAAAAGTTAAATGAACATTGAACAATATCTTGATGAGTTGATTAAGCGTGAAGGCGGGTATGTAAATAATCCTGCGGATCGAGGAGGGGCAACAAAGTACGGTATTACTGAAGCAGTAGCACGTACTAACGGCTTTAAGGGCAACATGAAAGATTTACCGCTTGATGTGGCCAAAGCAATTTATAAAAAGCAGTACTGGACGGCGCCACGATTTGACCAAGTAAATACAATCAGCTCAGCAGTGGCCGAAGAGCTTTTGGATACTGGTGTTAATTGTGGTACCGGATTTGCTAAACCACTTTTACAACGCGCTTTGAATTTGCTGAATAATCAAGGTAAGGGAGGCTGGTCAGATCTTGCGGTAGATGGAATTTATGGCCCAGCTACCCTAAATGCTCTAAAAACCTATTTGGCCAAGCGTGGGAAAGAAGGCGAAAAAGTGCTGGTACGAGTGCTTAATATTATGCAAGGCCAGCGTTATATCGAAATATGTGAACGCAACCCCACACAAGAACAATTCTTTTATGGATGGATTGCTAACCGGATCGGCTAACATGAAAGTCTTCCATTGCAAGCGAACTAGATTTGCTTTGCTTATTACTGTGCTGTGCATTCTATTATCAGGCTGCACAGCCCATACGATCAAAAATAATATTAGAGTCAGCATTTGCGTACAGTGTGTTGTTAATTGACATTTTGTACCAATAAAAAAATTTGGCCAAATTCACTCGAGTTTATGGCCAAATTTTTTGAAAGTCTTTAACTTGTTGAGAATTAATAATAAAGTGAGTTTTGTCGATAAATTATTGATTGGCATTTTGTATCAAATTTGGTGCCTATTATAAGCACCTAATTATTAATCTTTAGCATGCCTTCAAGAGTAAAATAATTATTCGATTTAAGATTTTGAGACATCGACCAGACTCTGTTTTGATACATGCTTCCACCGAACCCAAGTTTATATTTTCCGTATTTCTCTTGAATACCTTCTATTGCACACATCAAATTTTCTGTTTTTTCTAAATCACTATAGTCTGTCAGCAAGTCATAAGTATAAGAATTTTTGCTTTCAAGAGCAGTCAACACCACCCCGCATTTTTTAAAATCCACGCCGTATCTGTAAATATAATCAATCATTGAAGTTGATGCTTTCACCAGTCGTCTAACGTCATCTGTTGGTACACTAAATGACTGTGATAATTCACCTTTATAAAAAGGCTTATTCACATCGAATGGGCTAGAATGTGCGAAAGCCACAATACAACCACACAACACTTGATCTTTTCTAGCTCTCGTAAAGGCTTCTTGCGTCCTTCTGGCAATAGCTTCCTTTAAATCATCCTTATCAATAATCTTTTGTTTAAATGCCCTAGAAGAAATAATTTGTTTTCTTGTTGGTGGTGTATCTTCAATATCGATGCAAGCAATACCGTTTAACTCAAGAACTGTTCTTTTCATTACAACGCTAAATAAAGATTCGATGTGATACGGATTTGCCATCATTAAATCAAATACGGTATTTATTCCCATCGCTTCTAATTTTCTAGAATGCTGCCTACCTACACCCCAAACTTCCGAAACTTTTGTCTGTTTATAAAGTAAGTTGCGAATGTTTTCTTGAAAGGAAACAAGGTTACAAACGCCGTTAAAATTCGGATAAGTTTTAGCGAGATGATTGGCAATTTTTGCTTCGGTTTTAGATCTGCCAATACCAACACACACCGGTAGACCAATCCACATAAAAACTCTGTCTTTCATTAACTTTGCATAAGCATTTAAATCATATTTATATTCGTATGCTGTTAGCTCTAAAAAAGCTTCATCAATGCTATATGTTTCATGTTCATGAGGGGCAACAAACTGTTTTAAGATTGCATGAAATCGCTTGCTCATTTCTGCATAGACGGGGTAGTTGCTTGAAAGTACTGCTACATTGTTACGCTTAACCAGATCAATTATTTTAAATAATGGTTCACCCATCTTAATTCCAATAGCTTTAGCTTCCGCGCTACGAGCAACAGCACAGCCGTCATTATTCGACAAAACTATGACCGGCCTATTATTAAGCTGGGGGTTAAAGAATCGCTCAATGCTTGCATAGCAATTGTTCACATCTACGAGCGCAAAAATTCGCCTTTTCATACCATTTTGAAATCGTAACAAATTCAAGTTAATGGTAGAGATGAGGCTTAACAAATTCAAATTTAAAAACTTGTGGATAAACAAACAAAAGTCAAAACTTGTCGTTACCTCTGGTGCATTTGGTCGGAAATTAGTCGGCCCAACTATCTACATGATCTGCCCACCATTGCATCATGTTTCTACGATCGTTTAGCCATTGGGCATGGTTATATGAAGCACGTGTTTTGTTATCTGACACGTGTGCAAGTTGCAACTCTACCCAGTCTTGATTAAATCCATTTTCATTAGCAATGGTTGAGGCGGTAGCTCTTAAGCTATGCATAGTAAAATCAATATCCAGATTATCTAATGCCGTATTTAGAGTAGTTTTCCCTATCATCTCACCATCTTCACCTGGAAAGATATATTCACTATTTGGGTATAGCTCAAATTGTTCTTTTATTATTTCAATAAGCTGTTTTGATAAAGGAACAATATGCATTCTGTTCTTTTTCATATTACGTTTGCCAGCAAGAATTTCAGCTCTTGATACAGCAGGAATAGTCCATGTTTCATCCTCAAAATCAATAAACTCTTTTCGTCCGCGTCTGATTTCAATTGATCTGAGCCAAGAATAAGTTGCCGCTTTAATCGCATTGCTAGTGCTTTTTGAACCACCATATGCATTTAGCTTGGGGAATAATTCCTTTTTCTCAGGTTCGGTTAATGGCCTAGCATGGGTAACTTCTGGAAGCTTGATATATCCTCTTAAAGCATAAGTGGGATCAATAGAGATTCGTTTAGTAATAATGGCATAAGTCATAACCTCACCAATAATTTGCCTTACGAAAATTCCACGTGCTTCTCCAGTACCTTTACCTGACTTCCTAATTCTGACCATAGTACTATCAAGCACATTTTTAATATCAATTGAATCAACTTCATGAATTGGCTTATTGCCGAGAATAGGGAAGATATCTTTTTTGTAATAACTTTTACGGCGTGTAAACCATTCTTCAGATTGCTGGCCTGTTTTCGTTTCGAGAAACTCGGCTGCAACTAAACTAAATGTACCAGTGTTTGCTTGAATGGCTTTTAATAATTCTTCTTGTTGGTAGCTTGAAGGATCTACCCCGTTGGCTAATTGTTTTCTAAATTCTAGAGTTTTTAAACGAGCTTCTGCTAAACTAACTTCTGGATATTGGCCGATTGTTAGCATGTTTGCTTTAGTTAGATAGCGATAACGGAAGCGCCAGAACTTTCCACCAGATGGGCGGACTTCTAAACATAAACCTGAATGATCAGCAACGCGAAAGACTTTTTCAGTTGGTTTTAATCGTTTGATTTTTAGATCGTTTAACAT